TAAAAAAATGCGTGAAGCTGAAAGGCAAAGAGAAGAAGCCATTCAGTACGCTAGACGAGTAAAAGCAGAAAAAGAAGAATTAGGAAAAGCTGCTACAAGTTTAGATAAAAATTATACATCAGAAATGGAAGGAAGAATTGCATCTTCTATTGCAGCAGCACAATCTAAGTTGGCTATTGCAAGAGAACAAGGTGATGCAAAAGCTGAAGTTGAGGCTTTAACTTCTATTTCTCAATTAGGTTACGAACAAGGTAAACTTGCAGAAATTAAAAGTAAGCAGGCTATGGAGGAAAAGGAAGCGAAAGCTAGACCTACCCTTCCAACACAACCTGTTCAACAAACACCACCACCAGATCCTAAAGCCGAAGCATGGGCTGAAAAGAATGAGTGGTTTGGTAAAGATAACGCAATGACATATACTGCGTTTGATTTACATAGAAAAATTACCGAAGAGGAAGGAATAGATCCTAAATCTGACGAATATTATGAGGAAATAGACAAAAGAATAAGGTTGGAATTCCCACATAAATTTGGTAAGGTAGAAAAACAGACTAGCAAACCTACACAAAACGTTGCCTCTGCAACGCGTAGTTCAAAGGCCGGTCGCAAATCTGTGAAGCTCACATCATCACAGGTCGCAATAGCGAAAAAACTAGGTGTGCCATTAGAAGAGTATGCAAAACAATTAATCACGAAGGAGGTATAAGCATATGACAAATAAAAAACCAACTCGTGCGAGCCAAAGTAAAAGTGATTCAACAAAAGTTAAATCACAGGCAGCAACGGTAAAACCGAAAACTGTTTCAAAACCTTGGACTCCACCATCGTACTTAGATACGCCCAACGCGCCAAACGGATACCGACACAGATGGGTCAGGATTGAAACTTTGGGAGTCGCCGACACGAAAAACATACAAGGACGCTTAAGGTCTGGTTATGAATTAGTAAGGGTCGATGAATATCCAAATGATGATTTCCCAGCTATCCAAGATGGCAAATACGCTGGAGTAATAGGTCACGGAGGCCTTGTGCTGACAAGGGTACCTGAAGAGATCGCGCAACAACGTCAGGCTTATTTTGAAAGACAAGCCCAAGATCAAGTTGATGCAGTAGATAACGATCTAATGAAGGAACAGGATAGAAGAATGCCTATCGATATCGATAAGCAGTCTCGTACCTTCGGTGGCAAACGATAGTTAGAAAAAATTTTTAACAATCCAAACCAACGAATTAACGTTAACCGTAAAACTGCGGATAGTAGTTTTACATAAGGAGAAAAAATATGGCAAACTCAAGTGCTGTAGGTTTCGGATTGAGACCTATTAGAAAAGTTGGTCAGAATGACGACAACAACGGACTGTCTGAGTACTCATGTAACAGTACTGCAGCTGCATACCAGAATGATGGGATGGAAGCCCAAAATACTGGAACTGTAGGAACTGCAGCAACTGGTGAAACATTGATCGGAAGTCTGAATGGAGTCTTCTTCACTGACGCAACAACAAGTAAACCAACGTTTGCAAACAATTTAGTAGCCGGTAATGCCGCTACTGACATTGTTGCATTCATAAACGATGATCCTTACCAAATGTTTGAAATTAGATCGGACAACACTAGTGCCTCAGCGGCAACAGATGTGTTCAATAATGCAGACATAACAGTAGTAGCAGGTGATGCGTCAACTAACGGTATTTCAAGAAGTACCCTTAAAGACAGCTCACTAACTGCTGGTGGTACTGGATCGGCGCAATTAAGAGTGTTAGGCGTATCAAGAGACCCGGACAACAATGATTTAGCTTCGGCTAATGTTGTTTGGAGAGTAATGATCAACGAACATTTCTTGAAAGCGACAGCTAGTATATAATAGGAGGTATTTAATACTATGGCAATATCACGTAATCAACTAGTCAAAGAACTAGAGCCTGGTCTAAATGCACTATTTGGACTAGAATATAAACAGTATGAAAATCAGGCAGCTGAAATTTATACTACTGAGTCATCTGACAGAGCTTTTGAAGAAGAAGTTATGTTGTCAGGTTTTGCACAAGCAAGAGTAAAACCAGAAGGATCTGGAGTAGCTTTTGACAATGCACAAGAAACTTTTACAGCTAGATACACGAACGAGACAATTGCTCTCGCTTTCGCGATCACTGAAGAAGCTATTGAAGATAACCTGTATGACAGACTTGCTTCTAGATACACAAAAGCACTAGCAAGATCTATGGCGAGCACAAAACAAGTTAAAGGTGCAGCACCATTAAACAACGGATTTGGAACTTTCAATTCCGGTGATGGTGTAACATTATTTAACACAGCTCACACTACGATTGCTGGATCTTTCAGTAACACGTTAGCAACTGCTGCGGACTTAAACGAAACTTCATTAGAGCAAAGCTTAATCGACATTGCTGCGCTAACTGATGAAAGAGGTTTAAAAATTGCTGCTAAAGGAACTAAAATGATTGTTCCTTCTGCTTTGCAATTCGTAGCTGAGAGATTGATGAAATCTCAAGGCAGAGTAAGCACAGCTGATAATGATATCAATGCAATCAGATCAATGGGTATGATTCCTCAAGGTTATAGAGTGAACAACTACCTAACTGACACTGATGCGTTTTTCATCATTACAGATGTTCCTAACGGAATGAAGCACTTTAACAGAGCACCTCTTACAACTAAGATGGAAGGGGACTTTGATACTGGCAACGTAAGATACAAAGCTAGAGAAAGATACGTATTTGGCGTATCAGACCCTAGAGGTATTTTTGCATCACCAGGTGCTTAATCAGTAATTAAACTATTTAATAGGGCCGGACACAATTCGGCCCTATTTTTTTTGCAACTTATAAAAACCATGGAAAAATCTTACAAAATCAAAATACGAGCATATGGATATTTAACAGAGTTTACTGTTAAAGCAGTTAATGAAGGGAAATCATTAGAAAATGCTATAGTTGACAAAGTAGGAAAAAATGATATAGTTTGGGACAAATCTGATTTTTATGATCAGAGGAAAACATGGTTAACATACGAGGAGATTGTAAATGATAAACGACCTTTACAAACAAAAAACATCCTTGGAGTTGAGCTGGCAACAAGAGCATAATTTACACGGTAAATACACTCTTGACATGGTCAGAATTGATAGCAAGATAAGAGAAGTTATCAATGAAATTAAGCTTGAAGAAGCTAAAATTGCTACTAGAGAAAACGCAATTGCTAATTCGGCTCCACAAGTTTCAGTAGCTACTTAATCAAAAGCTACATCGCTGAAAACGCACTTTCTTCTTAAGGTTCTCTTGCACTTCATATAAATATAAGATATAAAATTCTCACTATACTAAAACTTGTATATAGACGCGTATAGTCGACGGCCTAGAGACTATATACAATTAACTAGGAGGATATAAATATGGCAAGAACAAACTTTTCTGGACCTATCAATCAAGGTAACGTTCAGCAAACAACAGATACTAAGTTTACTGCTAACAAAGTAAGAAACGTAGGATTTGTAACGTGTACTCAAAGTTTTTACTTTGATCACCAATCAACACAATTCACAGCTGATGTGGATAGAATTGTTGCAGCTAGTACTTCCGCAGGTGCACAAACTGTACTTAATGGAACTAGTGTTTCTGGTTTAACAATAAACGGAAACAAAATGGCTATGTCAATGACTATTACATCTGCAGGAGATGATTCTGGTGAAACAGCAACTATCGTTGGAACAGATTGTTTTAATCAGTCTCAAAGTGAGACTATAACGATGGCAAATGCTGGGACTGTTAATACTACTAAATACTTCGCAACTGTTACAAGTGTAACTTTTTCAGGTGCCCCTGCGTCTACCGGAGCTAAAATAGGAATTACTTTAGCTGATAGTGTAGTTGTATTATGTCAGTCTGATTTTAATGGTTATCCATTAAGCCAAACATCTTCATCTACTGGTAAGAACTTAGCGAATAATATTATTATTCCTAAAAATTCTAGAATCAGTGACATGAAATTGATTGTAAACGAGGCATGGAACTCAAGCGGTAACGTGACTTGGAAAATCGGTGCAAACTTAAATACATCAGCAACGGCTTATACGTTAGATGATGATTATTTTGCAGGTGTTACAGCTAGCATTAAAGCGATTGGAAGATATGGTAATCCAGCAGATTTAGATGTAGCTACAGGCGCACAAACTAAAAATGGTTTGAACGTTTCTGCAGCAGACACTGATTCATTTGAATCTGATAAAATGGTAGCGGTTATTGTTAATCAAGCTGGTTCGGTTTCAACTACAGGTGAAGCAACACTGTTTATTGATTATCAACAAGCTATAAACGATACTAACTAATAAAATTTAACTAGGGCCCTTCGGGGCCTTAGTGTAAATTAGGAGAAAATTATGCAATCGACTTATGTAAAAGTTAAAACTATAATGGACGAAACAGCTTCAAGTACTACATACTTTGCAACTGCGGCTAGACCGAATACTTCTTTCACAATGGCAAACACTGCTTTTGCTTCTACTCACAATGGTGGAGGAGCAGTTATAACTGTAACTACGGCAGGTAGTTCTGATTCTGGAAAAACTGTTACTTTAACAGGGACAGATTTAAATGGTAATGCTCAAACTGAAGTAATTACACTACCAGGTTCAGCAACAGACACCGCAGGAACTAAATATTTTTTAACTGTTACTGCAGCTGAAATGAGTGCACAACCAGTAGGCAATGTTTCTTTAGGATTTAATGATTCTAGAGGAATGGGAATGTTGGGTGGAAGAACTGCGCTTAAAGGATTTACTTGTGCCAGCGGTGGAACAGCGGGAGATGTAAAATTTCACAATGTTTCAAGTGGTTTAACCTCAACTGCTACTCCATTTATGCAATATAGAACAAATGGGACAGCAGATAACGAAACTCATTTTAATATACCTACACCAGGAATATTATGTGACAATGGTTTACAGGTAACTTATACTTTGGATAATATAGATCAGATGAACATCCTGTATAATGGATAGGGGTTTAGATGGCGAACACTACTTCTGGAGCTTATACTTTTGATAAAACCTTCGCAATTGATGATATCATCGAAGATGCATACGAACGTATTGGCCTACAAGGAACATCTGGCTATCAATTAAAAACTGCAAAAAGATCCCTTAATTTATTATTTTCAGAATGGGGTAATAGAGAACTACATTATTGGGAAATTGCAAATCAAAGTGTTCCATTAATTAATGGAGTAAACACATATACCTTTTTTAGAACTACAGCTGATGGCACTCAAACAAGCAGAGTAAGCACAACCTTATCTGCCGCTATTTCATCTGCGTCAGCAACAACTGGAATAACTTTAACATCAGTTGCTAACTTACCTACATTAGGTTTATTATTAGTTGGCACAGAACAAATATCTTATACAGGTCTTTCATCTACAGAATTAACAGGAGTTGTAAGAGGAGCTAACGGAACAACTGCTGCTACACACAGTAATGGCGCAACAGTCAATCAATTTGTAAGTGGTATGGATGATATATTAGAAGCTAATTATAGAAATTCTTCTAGTGTTGATTCACCTTTAACAAAAGTAAGTAGATCACAATATCAAGCATTTTCTAATAAAACAGACACGGGTACACCTACATCATATTTTGTAGAAAGATTTATTGATAGAGTTACTATGACTATCTATTTAACACCAGGTGCTTCTGAAGCTGGTAATCACATTAATTTTTATTATCAAAAAAGAATACAGGATGCTGGAGAGGCGTATACAAATGCAGCAGATGTACCTTATAGATTTGCACCTTGTATGACAGCAGGTTTAGCATTTTATTTATCACAAAAATATGCACCACAAAGATCTCAAGAATTAAAACTTTATTATGAGGACGAATTAAAAAGAGCGTTAGCAGAAGATGGGTCTTC